AATGTTATAAACATCTTCAGATGGAATAGAATCTGAAGCTACGCTGTACCAAAAAGGATTTTCACCTGTTACAGCTGCTCCAGTTTTTAAATCATATAAACCACCAGATAGTTCTGTTATAGTGAACAAATCTAAAGCGTTGTCAGTTTTTTGTATGTCACTAGCTCTATATACTGACTCTATAGTAACAACTAATAAAGTTGAATCAGTAACTGTTGTTCCACCACCGGTAATAAACTGAATGCTATTACCTAGTTTAGTTGCAACTGGAGTTGATTCTGGAAATGTATTAGACGATATTGTTGACGTACCAATTCCAGGTAATTGAGAATTTATTAAATCATTTAAAACACTTAGTTTTCCTTGTAAAGAAGTTTCCCAAAATATTTCTAGTAAAGAAAAAACAGGCTTTGTTTCTGCAACACTTAAAAAAGGAATCATTGTATTGATAGCGTTTCCACCAGCAGCTTGAGCAGTGGTAACCGCGCCAACAGCTCCAGGTACAATTGGTACAACAATACCAGTTTGATCAACTTTGCCGTTAGAAGTTGTATCTATTTTAAAAGCAAAAGGATTTAAATCAGAATTATAAAAAGGTTGCGTGACTGGTGATATACCCCAAGGTATAGATCCAATACTTACAGGAGTAGCAACAGATGGTGTGCCACTAGTAGGGTTTGTGTTGCTAGTACCAATCTGTCCATAATCTCCTTCAGGAGCATTAGCCACAAAAGGTATTGCTGCTATCTCCATGTCTCTTACTGTAGATATAGATAAAACTTCTTGATCTACAAATCCAGGGAAATATTGTTTATTCCAAGGTGTTGATTGTTGTGGATAACCATAAGGTCTATTTTCTTTATTGTTTATATTAGGATTGTTTACTCTAATATACAACAATTCACTACTGCTATATTCTGTATCAGTAGGTCCAACTTCATTTAAATTTCTAGGAACCTTATTAATATTGTCACTTAATAAAACTGAAAACGATGCTTTGTTTTCTTCATCAGTACCTGTTATAGGTAAACCGTTTACGAAACCAGGAAGATATACATTGTAATATTCTTGTTGTTGTTGTTTGACTACAACCTTGTAAGAATACCATCCAAGTGGATTTGTTAAAGCGTTCCATATACCAGGTTGACCTGGAAAACCTACACCAGTTTCTGTACCAATAGCATCATCTACTCTAACTTTCAACGTATCGCCAAGCCAATCAATAATTGGATTAGAAAGCTGATCATTGTAGCTGTTGTATGGTGAAAATATTGTAGATCCAGCTTTGTTTTCTAGGTTATCATAACTAGATAGTATAACGTCAGATTGTCTTCCGTATCTATCTGACAATACAAAACCAACTTGATAGGTTCTATTTTGCTTTACATTGTGATAAGGATATTGTACAAAGTTTCTATCGTAAGATTTTTTTTGATCTATTATGGCGCTAAAATTTATAGAAGCAGGACTACTATGTTTGTCTACATAGTTACCATAAACAACTCTATTACTTATAAGTTCTTGAGCTAAAGCCTTTATTGGAACTTTGTCATATACTCTAGTAGTTTGATTTGATGGAAGAGTTTTGTAAGGTTTGCTTGAAGCGTAATCGTAAGGATAATAATATTCAGTAGTAGCGCCAGACACAACGTCTTCCCAGATAATAGAATCAAAAGCTGTAGCTGACAAACTTGACATTTCAATAGTATCTAATACTTTTACAGCAAGAGCATCTGATTCTTTGTACAGTATATCTATATCAGTAACTAAAAGACTAGTATTCATTAAAGCCGGAGTAGAATACGGCATTGGAGATTTTAAAATAATATTATTTATATTGTTTTCAAACCAAGTTAATATAGTAGACTTATAAGCATTGTCCATGTCTACTGTTTCAGTATTTTGACCTCCGCCAAATTCACTAAATTGTTTAGGTATAAACATTGGTTGACTAAACGGAGCCATTAAAGAATATTCATTGTCTTCAAACTTAAATCTATAACTAAATCTTACAAATTTATCTTCTAAAAAAGCAGCGTCACCTTGCCAAGCAGCATCATAATCTTTATTAACACCTATACTAATAACAGTATTGTTTGCTAAAGCGCTAACGTTTGTAGAGAAAGTTATTGTCCATTTTGTAAAATCTTGACCGTCTGCATTTGTTGGTGCAAAACTAGCTTGTGCTGTAGCTATAGTTGTATCAGGTAAAATAACTCCAGCTATAGGAGCAACCATCATTCCTGGTCTTATTATTACGTCAGGTGAAAAATCTGTTGCTAAAACTAAAATACTATAAATTGGTCCAGCCGCTACCGTTACTTTAGTAGTTACGCCATTAGCTATAAGTGCGTCAGTTTTATTAGTCATTGATGGTCTTTGAAAAACCACTTTAAAAGCGTCTGCTAATGTTACCGCTTTTGATAAAGTTATATTAAGATTAGAAATATTTATAACATAAATAACATCATCAAATTGAGTGATAGCTGTTGGTGTTATAGTATCTAATGGAGAAAAGATATCTCCAACTTTAATACCTGTAGCAGTATCTACCGCTACAACTGCACTATTAGCCGCTGATGTTAAGCGAGCATTAAATCTTTCAAGAACTAATATAGGTTCACATGGCGCATATTTAGCCACTGATATTTGATCTTCAGTAGTGTAATGAGTTGGTACAGCTACGTTACCTGGGTTAGCTAATGTAATGTTTATTTTTCTAGGTTGATTTAAATTATCAGTAAAAAACAATAAATCTTCTATAAGATTAATACCTAGAACAGGAAATGATTTATTAAAGTTTAAAAACGTACCTTCAACTAATAGAGTTTTAATATTAGTAGTAAGATTTAATTCATATATATAACAATTAGCTGACGTAGCTCTTACGCCATTTATTTCATTATAATCAGTTGTAAACAAATAAACTTTATTAGTTGTTTCATTTACGTATTGACCTATAACAACAGCGTTGTCTTCATTTAAAGTGTTTATAGAAGTATTACCTAACATGTTCTCAAACTCACCAACAGTTGAACCTTCTGATCTACTAACTTGTAAGTTTATAGCTTCTCGATATTCACCATTAGGTAACAATCGAGAGTCAAGATCCTGGTTCATTTTACCTTTTAAAAAGGTATTTTTAATTTCAGCCATGTATTATGATTTTATCCATTTAGATTTACCTCTCATCACTTGAACTATTTCATCTAACTTAATATTAGATAATCTTATTTTAGCGTTTCTAAGTTTAGCATATCTTTCTTGCTTGTATCTTTGTACTATATATTCTTGAACATTAGCTCTACTAGATAATATAGCGTGATTCATATGTGCGTACATTGCATCCTCAGCCATCTTAGGAACTTTAGTATCTAAGTCATAAGCTAAACCATCAGATATGTATTCTAGCATTATTAGTTTATTAGCTAAGTCACTTGAGAAATTAAAAGTTCCTCTAGCTTCATCTATATTAAACCATCCATTAACTTGCATGTTAACTGGATCACCACCGTATCTTTGACCGTAAAAACCGCCAAGGCCAAACCCAGTTTCTCCCCACCAGTCATTCATAAACACTAAAGGGTTAGTAGAATTAACAGGACCTAAACCAGTTATTAAATTGGTGTTAGCGTTTTTCCAGTTTTCGTTTGTTATAGAAGTACCATCTATATTCTCTTGAAAATTATCTTGAATTATATTTCCAAGATTATCTTGTATTGGAGCATTTGAAGGACTGCTAGTTAATTGTGTAGGATATATAGTATGTTTAACTCCTAACGCATCCACAAAAGATAACTTAACATAATTAACATAATCTTGAGGTATTGTTATAGATAAACTAGGTGGTACACTTAATTCTTGTGCTTTAATACTTCTTAATGTATCAAAACTAAATTCTTGTAATCCACGCTTAGCATGAAATATTACATCACTTCTTCTTACGTTAGGTATTAGTTTATCTTGACCAACGTAAGCTACCATGAAATTATTTATAATATCATTTAACTTAGTGTATTCATATCCTCCGTAGTTATTAGCTACAGCATCTTCTTTTAATTGTACTTTAATATAAGTACCAATTGGTTGAGCTGCGCCTAAAACAATAACGCTACCAGTAGTATTAACCGTTAAAGTAAAAGCAGTAACAAACTCAGTAAAGTCTGATATTCCGTTTGGACTAGTATATATTCTAAAATTGTTTAATGTGAAATTAGGATCATTAGGACTCCAACTAGTGGCGCTACCTAATACTAATGTAGTATTAAATGTAAATGTATATGAAGTAGTTGCTGCTACTGATGTATATATAATCTGCGCACCCGCGTAATATTGTAAATTAGTTTCTTGGATTAATCCACCGTCAGGTTTTGCCATGTTTTATGTTTTTGAATTTTGTTCTTCTTCTTGTACTTGTTGAGCTGCTACTTGTATTATAGTAGGATCGTTTATTATAATACCAGCATAGGCTAATACTCTAGTTATAACGTTTGCTTGTTCTGTTACGTTTAACTCAAAGTCATTAGATAACGTAGCGTCATATAAAAACTGACCAAGAGTACCAGGTACGTAACCCCATGTTATATCTTGTGGCTTTTTTAAATAAGAAAAAGTTATACTAGCCGGTGCCACAATTGTAGTCGGATATATGTATAACAAATTATTCTCATACAAATGTACAGGGAAGCTATTAGTTGGTTGTGTTAATGGAGATAGAAGTAATTGTGTTATCTCGTTTCTTTGCGCGTACTGAGTAAGTTCAGCGCTGTTTAAAAAAGTTGTTCCTAGTCTGTATACTGTATCTTGTATTGCAGTAGCATTAGGATTATAAGTTGTAGAACCTGGTACTAGCGTAAAAGGATTTGCACCTGTTACTGTTCCAGTTCTTTGGAAAAATTGTAAATTTTGTTCAATATTTTTAACACGATTAGCATACTCCGTGTCGTTTTGAGGCATTCTGTATTGTTGATTTAAGTCATCTTCATACCTTTCAAATATATTCAATTGAACTTGACTACCAACCTTGTTGAATTCGTCTGGTGTCATGTAACCTCTTTGTTGTTGGTTAAGTATTAATAAGACTGTCTTATATACAGTGTCTACGTTTATTGCCATCTGTGTATTTTTATTATAATATTGGGCCCGAGTGAACGAGCCCTATATTAGTATTACATGTTTAAGAGATTTTTTTCTCTATAGTTTTATAAACTTCAACTCCTTCATCTGTTTTAAACCAAGCAGCTAATGCTGAATAAGGGTTTTCATCAAATGGTATCGTAAATAGTTTACGCTTATTTGAACCATAAGTAAAGGTTCTTTGGTCTTGAGACAAACTTATAATACCAGCTTCAACAGCATTGATACCAAAGTTTCTTAACATTACATTATCATCTTTAGCTAGTTCAATAAATAGCTGTGGATTTCTTTTTGCTAGTAACATTAAATCTCTTTTTAATTCTTTAGAAGATAATCCAGAAACGCCTGAGCCAACTTCGACTCTTAGTATAGCTTCTGATTGTTCTACTCCCATGTCTTTCGCAGCATTTAAAGCCATAAGTTCTAGTTGTAAATCAACTAATTGATCTTGTGCCATTGCTTGCAGTTTTAATTCAGCATATCTACCGTTTAGATCTGGATGATATAGTGATAACATCTTTTGTAAAGCTTGTTTTTCTTTTGGTACAAATAAAGTACCGTCTTTAAACATTACGTGTTGCAATGTAACTTCTCCTTTTTGCTCATCTATAAAAGGTGAGTTTTGATTAGTTGCATATCTTAATGCTCTTTGTTCGTTTGTAACTGGATCAAACCATAGTAATGGATATTTTTCCGTGTGTCTTGATTTGATAGTATAAGTTAAAGGTTGTCTATCACCTGTTAAAAAATATGTTCTATCTTTTATTGCCCAAGTGCTTTGCACTTTGGTTTCTTTTGTTTTTGACATGATATAATATAATTAAATAGTTAAAAAAAATAAAGCCAAGGCGCTATTACCGCGCCTTAACCTTACATAAATATTAAGCTGTAAATAATACGAAATTATTTCTAGCTTGTACACATAAACATCTTTCAGATAAGAAGTTTACTTCCATTGCATCTAAATTAGAAGTTTGAGCACCGCCAACAGAACCTGTTAACCATGATTTCATTCTTCTATCATCTGCTTGAGAAGCTCTATATCTTACATGTAAGAAAGGACGTCTAATGTTTGTTCCCAGTAACTGATCGTATACTGTAGAAGTTCCAGCAGGAACTAATACACCATCAATATTGTCACCATTAACAAAATTAGAAGAACCACCTCTTGTAGAAGCATCATTTAAATATTTCCATGAAGTTTTGTAGAAGTCATAAGAACCTCTTCTGAAACCAGAAAATCCTAAATTCAACGCCATATCTTCAGAGTTTTCAAATACACCGTAAGATGTACCTCCAGCTCCGTAAGAGTTTTGTTGTGCTAACATGTTATCAAATAATAACTCAGTTTTTCTATCTAAGAAAAGCATGTTTTCTTCAATTGCTCCTTGAGAATCTAAATTCTCTAGTACAGAATCAAAGTCTTGTAGTGATCCAGCGTAACCAGAAAGTACATTACCACCATTATTAATAGCAGAGAATAAACCTTCAGTACCTATTGTACCAGCAGGTGCAGCAGCAGCAGCAGGAAAACTAACTCCAGCTCCAGCGATTGCAGCAGCTTGTACAGCATTTGCTAATTCACCTTCAATCATACTCATTTCTAAGTAATCTTCGAATCTCATTCTAGTTTCGCCTTCAGCTTTTAGATACCATAAGTATCCAGAAGTTCCGTCTTCACCAGCAACTTCAACCCAACCGATCTGAGCAGTGTCAGAACCTGAAACAGCATATCTGTCTCTGATTATAATTGGCTTGTTACTAAATGTAGTTAACTGAGGTTGGATAGATTGACCAGTTACTCCTGTAGCAGGACCAACAGAACCTTTTCCAAATTCAGAACCATATACAAATACTTTCAATGTTGCTCCGATAGCTACACCAGCATTAACTGCTGCTCTAGTATAAGGAATTACATCAAAGTTTTGTACTCCACCAGCACCACCAGCACCATTAGCTCCTGTAGCGACTACAATTGCTTTAACAGTGAAAGAAGGATTTGAAGGATCCATGATTACTACAGTCATGTTAGTAAATATTGTATTTACTGAACCAGCTGGAACAGTAAGTCTGTTACCGCCATTTGCGCCAACAGCTGTACAAGATACTTGATCATAACTAATGTGTAATCTGTTTTGTTCAGACCAAACTACTTGGTCAGACATCATTGGCATTTCAGCGCCAACCATTCTTAAGAAGCCTGCTAACGTTCTGTTTCCATAACGCTCTACCTCTGCTTCATAAATTTCTGGTAGATATTGTTGTGCGAAGTCATTTCCTGCGCCACTGTTAAAATTTAAGTAATTGCTTACTAAAGGTTGAGTGGTTAACGAAGGTAATAAACTCCCAAATTGAGGACTTAATACACCCATAATAATTGTTTGTTTTTAATTGTTAAATTTACTTGTTTTAATTTTCAACTTAGAACTATCTACTCCGTCTACAGCGCGTACTTTAAAACCACCTAATGTTATGTCCTGTCCTGCACCTTGACGCGGAGCGTCTAATGTAGGATTTTTAGAACTTTGCATTACGTTTTTAATCCCATCGGTTTTACCTTGTTCATAAAAATGTTTTACAATACGATCTACATTCTGAGCAGCGTACATAGCTTTGTGATAACCCTTCGTATCTTTAACATTACCTTCAGTGTCTAAGAACTTCTCGACGAAGTTGTTAATGTTTGATTGATTTTCTGCAACATTACTAGGATCTTTAACGCCATATCTAAATTTCTTTTCTCCAACTTCGAAATCAAAACCTTTGAAATCATCAGAGAATAAAGTATTAGTGTCGTTAACAAACCTCTCGTGTTGCTGTGTAGCTAACTCTTGATCTTTGTTGTATCTATTGAAAAAGTCCATTGCATTTTGTTGATCTTGGTTTACGCTCGGTCTTAACTTAATCTCGTCGTAGTACTTAACCTTTACATCTTCTAAATGCTTTTTAGCTTTTGCAATTTCTTCTTTTTTTGCGAGTTTCTTTTTTCGGATATCTCGCTCCTCATCTAAGTCTGTATCAAACGAAAAATTCTCTTCCATTACAAATGAAAGATCATCATTAGAAAGATGAGGCTTAGTATTTTTATAGTACTCTCTTAACAGAGTATCTTCATCAACGTCTGAATAATCAGCGTTAAGTCTTGTATAATCTTCTATAGTACCACCAGTTTCTTTCATAAAAGCAACTAGCTTTTCTACATTGTCTGGTAATTCTACTTTTGGTTGAACTATTTGTTCTTGCTTTGGTAGTGGCTTTTCTCCCACCTCTTGAATTTCTTCAATAATCGGGCTGGACTCTTCAACTGGCTTGTCTCCTCCAATGTCCACGATTTCGCCATCTCCGGCTTGTTCGCCCACATCCACCTTCTTTGTTTCTCCGACTTGAATGGCATCTGCTTCTGGTTTTTTAGTTAAATCAACCTTTGTAGGTTCATCAATTTTTACGTTAGCATCTTTCGCAAGATCAACCTTAGCTGGTTCTTCCGTTTTGTTGCTAAACTTTTTTAACTTAGATTTTGACTTTATTTTAAAGTCGCCTTCTTGTTTTACTTCTTCTTTTAATTCTGACATGATAAAATATTATATAATTGTTAATAAAATTAGACTGCTGGCATTTCTGCAGGCATATCTGACTCCGTGAAATCAATAGGTAAAGAATCATTTTGTCTTTGACTTATCAATTCACTTTGTTGTGTAGCTTCTATTTTACTACGTTTATCTTTACGATCTTCAATAGCAGACTCTTTTTTCTCCATAGACTGAACATCCATGTTTTTTAAGGCCATATCGTATTGATGCTGTATTTCCATCTCTTGTTGTTTGATTTGAGATGCAACTTGCATGCGTTGTATTTCTAATTGATTCACAGCTTGTTCAAATTGTACTTTAGAACCTGATATAGCTTCTTGTTTTTGTACTTCTGACATTGCCACTTTTTCAGCTGCATCAGATTGAGCTTGACCTTGAGCAGCAATATTAGCCTGTTGGTTAGCTTGTTCTTTAGCATCTTTCTTTTTACGTCTTTGTTTTAAAACATCATTAGCTAGTTTTAAGTTTTTGATCTGACGTATATCAATAGCATCTTCAAGGTTTATTCCACCTTGCTGTATAGCCATTTGTATGTTTTGTTCTAGTTGAGCTTTTTCTTCTTCTTCAGGTTCTAAAGATAAGTAAATACCAAAATCATGTATATTTAAATTTTGTATTTCTTGTAACGTTCCTACATTGTAAGTAGATATAGAACTCTTTAATGAGTTTAAAGTTAAAGGATAATTTAAAGAATCAGCTACTTTTAAAGATATATTTTCACATGTTCTAAGTGTTAACCATAAACTTGAATTTAATATATGTCTAGTAGCAGTATTAGATGCGTTAGCTGCTAACTTCTGTAAACCAACTAATGAATTTTTATCTTGATCACTACCATCACGAGCTTCGTTAAGTCCGGTTACATCTCTTATCATTTGTAAGTAATACTGATAAGTTTGTATTAAACTTTGTATTTTACCTTGACCACTAGAACTTGTTAGTTCTTGTATTGGTACCTTACCTTGATTAAGCGAACCTTCTTGTGTTAATGATCTACCAACTATCGAACCAGTTTGAAAGTACATATTTAATGCTTCAGCTGGATTATAATTTGTACCATTACCTAAATCAACCTCTGCTAAACCATCCATATCTAAGAATACACCATCTGGTACTATTCTAGACATGACTTGTTGTAGTTTAAGATGCGTTAGTTGAATCATATCAGCAAAGCCAGTAGTTTTACTGACGATAGATTCTATTCTTCCCTGATACATCCTAGGCGCAACAATAGCATAACTCATTTCTACCTTTGTAGTATCAGCAAAAGGTCTTGTCATATTCTCTGCTAGTTCCCATCGTAATAATTCATTGTTACCAATTACTTTAGCTCCTTTGTAAAGTACTTCTATTTTTCTAGATACTCTTGAGAAAGTATCAGACTCTGGTGGATTAAAGTTATCATCTTTTATTAATGATTTTTCTAAACCTTGATCTGTTTCTTTAATTTTAAATACTTGACTGTTGTAAGTTTTGTATTCAAAATATAAAACCTGTATAGTGTTTGGATCATAAGTTGACCAACCATACATAGTGTCTCTGTTTCCAACTTGCTTAGATATCTTTTCTAATTCTTTTTCTGTTAAGTCAGGAAACTCTTTTGCTATTTCAGATATAGTTAAAGATCTAACTTCACCAACATAATATATGTCTTCAAAATTTGGATCTTCTGTATATGAAAATATTATTCTAGCAGGATCAACATAATCAATTGTAATTCCATTAGCTTTGTTCCAGTTTGTTTTAACTGCTCCAATACCTAATGTAACTAAATCATAGTTAAATCTTTTTCTTATGTTATCAAATTTGTTTTTAGCAAGAACGTTATCTATAACTTCTTCTTCTGCGATTTCTACAGCATGCTTATAACTTAACTGCATGTGCATATCTAATTCTTCTTCGTTCTCTGGTAAACCTGCAGGATTAGGACTTTGATATAAATCAAGACCTAGTTTAGTTTTTAATTCTTCTAAATAAGGCTTAGCTAACATGTCTTCATATATAGCTGTAGCGTAGTCTGTTCTTTTCTTTAATGATACAGGATCTTGAGCATTAGCTTTTATTTCAAAAACTTTATTAGACATACCGTTAACAACTATGTCAACAAACTTAGATAACACAGGAACTGGTTTCCAGTCTAAATTAAGATAAGACATATCACCATTAATAGCTAATTCGTCTTTATACTTCTGAACTGGTTGTTCTCCTCTAGCATATAATCTTAAACTATGAAATCTATTATATGATGTAGCAAATCTAGTTCCATTACCGCCTTGTCTCCACCACTCGCCTTCAATAGCTTGAGCAACTTGCTCTCCATACTTCGAAGTGTTTTTAACTTCGTCTGGCACTACTTGGCTAGGAAAAGAACTGTTTGGATTTGTATATACTTTCATTTACTTAATTATTTTTGATAATTCACCTTTGTTATTGTATCTTTTTATACCAAGGTCTATAGCTGTTCTTATCTTTTTATTTACCGGAGCATATCTGTTTTTATTACAAGCCATTATAGCAAGTCCAGAACTTATAGACGCATCATATTTTGTTCTACTAGTTATGTCAAAATTAGCCCAGTCTTCTAATGTTCTTTGGAAATACATATCTCCATAATTATCACCATCATAACCTACTGCGCTTTCAATATAAGTTTCAATTGCTGCAGCATGTGCCTGTATTATGTCTTGACTAGAGTTAGGTATTCCACCAATCTCTCTTTCTGTTACTGATAACTTAGCGTAGACTTTATCTGGTCTATTCATACTAAATCCTCTGTAACCTCTTCTTCTAAAATGATATAACAATCTAGGTTTATTATTCTCTGCTAGTATTGGCATACCATAAAATATGCAAGCCATTAATACATCTTCAAAGAATAATTCAGCGGTCTGTGGGCGAGCGATATACTCTAAGAAAAAATGATCAGCAGGAGCATCTTCCATACTGAACTTAGTTAAACCACTTAAAGCTCCTTTAGAACCTCTGCCATCTACTGTACCTGATATATCATAACTATCACAACCAAAAGCACCCATGTGCTCATTGCCTGGATATTTAATACCATTTTTAATTATAAATCTGTTTTGTAAGTTTGTCGGTGGCACCCATGTTATAAGAAATCTACCGTTTTTATTAGGTGAAAAAACCACTCTAGTATCGATGATACCATTTTCCCATTGGAAACTTCCAGCAGTTACAACGGCGGCAGATGATGCTTCTTCGTTGTAATCTATTTGCTGATATATTTTAGTTAAGTTAAATAAAGACATTTTAGACTCATCTCTAAACGCATGCTTAGTAGTACGTGGAAACTGTCTATAAAATTCATTTAATCCATCTTGATCATCCTTAAGACCTTCTACTTCATTTTCCCAATATTCGACAACGCCAATTTTGATTGGTGTTCCGTGAGGTCCGAGTAAAGGTTTGTTTGGTGTGTCGAAGACAGGAAAGCCATAAGAATCGATGTATCCTTCGTAATTCCATTCCATAGGAATGAACAAAGAATAGAGTCCTGAACGTGTTTGTCCATTGGCATTTCTTTTATTAACGTTTGAGTCATCATATAGTTTTTTAAAGTTTCTACCACCTTTGTCTAGAGCATTTGAAGTACTACCCATAAGGCATTTACCAATTACTCTACTACCTAGTCTTAATGTAGTTTTTGTAACTCTCCAGTTATTTAATATGTTATTAGGTCTTTCCCATTTACCTGATTCATCATGAACTAATAGTTTTAGTTTCTCACCATCATAAGCATTGTCTCCAGTGTTTTTCCAATCAATAGTAGTGTCAAGACCAGCAAGATCTTCTGGTTTATCTGTAGATACTATAGACCTTCTTGTAAACTTAGATGCTGGCACACGATATGCCAATTCTGTTTTAGGTCGATCCATACCATCTTGTATTGGTTTGAAAAAGAAAGGATAGTTGACTGATATTGGTACTATTTTGTCAGTAAACATTTTCTTAGCATCTGCACCAGATTTAGATAAAACTCCAAAACGAGCATCAGTTGATATTGTAGCCATGTCAACTGTAATTCCAGATGCCATAAAAGAAAATCCAGAACGTCTGTTTTTAAGATAAGACATCCCGTAGCATCTATTATCAGCTCTACAAGCTTCCCAAAATATAAAGAATAATCTATTTGATTCTCTAAAATCTGGTTGACCTACGTCAATCTTAGACCATTGTAAGTACATGTAATGACTACCAGTAATATAAGTAGGTGTTTTTTTATTGTTATACCAAAAACCTTCTTCACGGTATTTAAACTCATTATCAATGTAATCGTAATATTTTTCTTTAAATTCTTCTGGATATTCTCTCCAGTCAAATACTGTTTTAATTCTTTGTAATTCTTTTGGATAATCAAACCTATTCCATCTGTTATCTTTAAATACGTGTACGTTATCAGCTTTAGGTAAAGCTATTTTAAGGTTTTGTATTTCATAAA